ATACCCCTTCGGCTGGTCCGACTTGGTCACCGACCGGTGCGGGAGATGGATCTGCACCCTCAGTTAATTTTGCAGGTACTTGGGGAGATGTAGATAAGCCTGAGTGGGAAGGGCAGGAAGCTGGTGATTACACACCGAAGAGTGATTTTGCTGCGGCAGAGAGATACCAGTCTATAGAGGGGCTGAACGATTTACGGAGTTTTAAAGCTAAGAATACGTATAATCCAAATGCGCAGATGAACGCGTTGATGGAGCTAGGTGAGCGTGGCTCTATTCCGTATGAACAAAGGCTTGCAAATGTATTAGAAAAGGCCAACAAAGACTTAACATCTGCGGACATACAGAATAGACGTAGTGGTGTAATGGGTGGTACAACTGCAAGAAATGCAGCTTTGGGTGCTATGGGTGAGAAGTATGCTCGTACAGTTGGCCGATCAGCTGCGGCTTTTGCAGAAGAGTCTGAGGCAGAGAGAATGAACCGTGCTTTACGCTCTTTTGGTATGGCAGGCGATATTGGCTTGCGTTCTGCCGGACTGGATTTGCAGGGGCAAGGTATGGACTTAGCTGCACGGGGGCAAGATGCCCAATATAATCTAGGCCGCGGGAATCTTGAAGCACAGCAGGCAATGTATGGACATGGTGCCGCACAGTCGAACTTGCAGTATAGGCAGGGATTGGAACAACAAGACAGACAATTTGCCGGTAATTATGGGCTGCAAAGAGAAGGTTTAGGTAATCAGCGATATGGTATAAATGCTGGAATGTATGGTACAGATGTTGGGGCACGAAGTTCAAGATATGCCTCTGATACAGCACGCTATGGCACAGATGCAAATTTAGCTGATAGTGCATTAAATAGAATGAGCCGTGAAGGACTTGCGCAAAATCAGTTTGGGTTGGATAGTTGGCAAATGCAAGAGCAAGCTAGTCAGCGTGCCGCCATGATGGAAAATGACTGGAATACAAATATGGAGAACAGCCGTATAAATAGACTTCGGACATTAGGTGGATTGCAAACTACGCCGATCTTTGATACAACTATTACGCGAAATAAGGGTAGTGCAGGATTATTGCCTAGCTTAATAACTGCTGGAGCAGGACTTGCATTTGGTCCGGCCGGAGCAATGGCTGGCGGTGCACTAGCTAGTGGAATGTCACAAGGATATGGTGATGGTGGTGGTAGTACAGGTAGTGGTAACTTAATGTCAAATCCCTATGCTATGTATGGCATGATGAATAGTGGGGGAGGGGACGATATGTCTTTCTGGAAAAAACTACAGCTAATGATGTATAGTGATTCGGGTGATTCTACTCCTGGAGGGGGTAGATAATGGCAATACAATATATCGAGATAGACGAAGATCCTAACATAAAAGCACTGCGAGAAACTATTCTTAATGTAGGCAGTAGCATAGCGGGTGGCATTGCGATGCGCCGCAAACAGCAGAATGATTTGGCTATGCAAGCTATGAAGACTGCCCATCAGAATTATCTCACGCAAGTAGGCATAAGTAGTAGGGAGAAAATTGCAGGCGAAGGTCACAGACTACAGCAAGAATCTCTCGATCTACAGGAAAACAGGTTTCAGCATGAGAAAGACCTGCTTAAGGACGAGGTAAATGCAGTAGAGGGCTTTGACTTTTGGATGGATAGTAGCCTTAACTTTGAGCTTAATGACCAGGGCAAGCTTGTGAAGAAGGGCAACCCAGCGGAAATAAAAAATGCCATAAAAAAGATAAACTTACACTCTGGCACAAGAACAAAATACATACAGGCTAAGTTAGCCATAGGAGCACAGCAAAGAACAATAGGTGCCAGAGTGCTTGCAGTTAAGTCGGCATATGAAGCAAACAAAATACGGACAGCTCCGTTTTTACAAAGCGTACTAGATAAACAAGGAGGTATAGATTACAGCCAGCTTAGTAAACTCGCAAGATCGGATGCATGGTATAAAGAGATAATAGATGCAGGTCTTGTGCCTGCAGTTACTACAGGACAAAAATGGCAAGATGAGAACTTTCAGACCTATCTAAATGCTAGCACCGATTTCTTGAAGTCAGATGGTACATCTTGGCTACCAGGTCCACATTCTTCTGCTAATATATTGCAACGACGAGCCGTAACTTCGTATAATAGGGCAGTTAAGAACATAGAGACTGTGGCAAAGTTTGACAAAACTAGGCCTGAAATTACTGATGCGCTTTCCTCCCTTAGTGAAGGCGTAGATCCATTTGATGATGGACGTAAAAACCTTATTGCTCAGTTAGTCTTCTCGAATGCTAAGTCTAGTATGCAAGCCAGTGGATTTATTCCTGCTAATGCCAAGCAAGTACGTCACTATGTTAACCAGCAGATTGGTGTTTTGTCAGATAAGTTAGAGATAAAACTTAAGGAAGATGGTAAGTATGACACTAAAGAAGAAAACTATAGCCAGCTTTTTCAGGATGAGTATAAAAATGAACTAGAGAAGTATGGCGTAACAGTGTTAGAAAAGCCCAAAGGTAAACATACAGAAGTTGGCATGTACTATCTTAGTCAGGTAGTTCAGGGTGATGTAGCAGATGAGCAGGGTGTATTGCCTAGCCAAAAACTGTACGCGCATATTATGAGTAATAATCCTGGGTTAGTAGGGCAACATGTTAACGAAATTTTAGACCCGAAAAGTAAAGAGGCAAAGACTATAGGAGATAATTTTCGTAATAATAATATTGCCGTAAGTAATTTGCATAATCAACCTAAGAATGCTCCAGTTGTAGAAGTTAAGGGTGAGCCAAAAGATGGTGTTGTAGGCATTGATAGCGATCAAATGCTAAATAATGTATATCGTAATTGGCAGGGTATTAATAATCTACCTAACGATTTTTATGCCGCTGCCGAAACAATAAATAAAGACTTGCCTTACCAATTACAACTTAATAGTAATGGCTTAAAAAAAGTTCAAGAATGGTATCAAAGTATTGAAGATAAGAATCCCGAATCAGTAGGTGTGCTACGAAATGACAGTTTTTATAATTTAGAGGGCGAAGGGGGGATAAACATAGCTGTACGAAAGTTAATGGCAACAAAAGAAGGTCGTAGTAAGCTAGCCGAATTATACGCTAATAACAAAAGTGATGACCAATTAACAGCAGTAGAAAAATTTCATGCAGGTTATGTAAATAAGATGATGCTTCAAGATCCTTATCTTAACCCGGTACTTAAACAAGCCAGAAAAATGACCGGAGTGTCAGATGTTACAGCTGAGGATTTAAAAAGCCGAGTAGAGAATAAAGATAATCCAGCAAGCCAAAGAGAGCGTATTAGCTTTTTTCACCAAGCGTTAGGAGGTAATAAGCGTGCATGGGAATTACTTGCCCAGATTTTTATATCAAATCATGGTATGGGCCAATAAATGAGTACGTTAGACGAGCTTTTTAGCCCAGAAAATCACGAGCGTTTGACGCCTAATGAGGCGCAAATGTCAGATTTAGACCGGTATTTTCTGCCTGCTGAAGGCCCTGGTTTCTTTGAACGTCAATACGACCGAGTTGCTGCAACTATGGCGCAGCCGGGGGATGAGATGGCTCGTACATTGTTTAGAAATTTGGCAGAGGTTCCTAAGAATATGAAGCTTGGGCTTAATCGATCTTTTTACGATTATCAAGTCGCGGCTCAAAATGTAGCTGAGTATGTAGCAGACAAGGTTGGTTTACCGTTTGACAAAAAGCAAGATTTTCTTGCCGCATCATTAGAAAAATATAAGAATATACCGATGCAGCCTACTAGTGAGGAGTGGGAAGATCAATTGTTTTATCTGCTTGGTAATCTAGCGCCGGACATTGTGCTTACATTTACAGGTGGTGGGATTTTAGGAGCTGCCGCTAAGAATGGTGCAATGGCCGTAGGTATGGGTAAGAAAGCTGGCGCTGTTACTACAATGCTTGGCAGAATAATTGGGGATACATCGGCTAATGTTGGCACATTTATGGCGCATGAAGCAGGCCAGGCAGAGATTGAAGGCCGTGAGGCGCAGTATGCAGACAAAGGTCTAGAAGCACTCGCAATGTCTGCTATGATGTCTACAATTGGCCGAACTAGCCAGGCACTTGGACTGAAGCGTAGGTATGGTGCCTTACTAACAGGTAGTGCTATGGGTGGAGTTGCTAAAGTATCCGGAGCGGATGATAATGCAGTGGCTGCTAATATTGTAATGGGTAGTTTATTTGGTCTCGGTGTCACAAGTGGTAAAACAGGGCCGGTTGATATTACAAAATGGGTTGTTACTCGTAAACGCATGGGCCAGCCTGTTGACTTTAAAAGCTACTTGAAGGAGTTCCAGCCAGTTAAATATAATCATCTGTTTGTTGAGGAGGTAAAGAAGGACGCACTTATACACAAAACTGGTGTAGATCAACTCAATCCTAAATTCCTAAGCCCTAAAGATAACTTCATGCTATTCTTGCGTACTGCCAGTGGAATGAAAGACGTATATGGTTATAGCGATGACCAGATTATACATCTAATGGCAGATGTAGCAGAGCAGACAGGCGGTGAATATAGCATGATGCCAAGTACAAAGATCAGCCAGAATGAGAGATTGTTCCCTAGCTTTACGCGAGAGGAGACATTACAAAATGCCAAGATTGTAATGGATTCTATAAATGAAACTAACAAAGGTTGGTTAGCGGATCATACTAACTATAAGTCGTGGTATACAAATGCAGATTGGAAACCTCCAAAGCCAGCGCACAGAAAGACGTTGACAAGGGCTATTGATGACACTTCTAAAGCATACGATATGCTTGGCGATCCTACAATACCTGTTGATGTAGAAGGCAACGTAGCATACTTAAACAAGACAGGCCTAAAGCTCCATGAGCTTAGCAGGCAGGAAGTAAAAGAATTATTTGGCTTTAAAAAGGATGTCAAGCCTAATACAGATGCGGCTAAGTGGAATGAAAGTTTGTTTAACTTGCATAGACAATCTATTGAAGGCGCTGCTAAGACATTTACCGCAGGACAAAAGAAAACATATCCTCATATGGGTGCATTGCTTGATTATGGTATGTATCCTGAGTATGGCTATATACACCGTACTACAAAGTTTAATCAGGCAGCTTCTAGCATAGATGATTTTGCAGGTAAAGCAACCTCGCTTAAAGAAAAGATATTGAACGCAAAGAGTGCAGCAAATGCGGCGCTTGATTGGGCTGATGCAGAGACCAAGCAAAGTGTTGTAGACATATTATATAGAGGGCTTGTTGCTACTGAAGGACGGTTGTATAATAAGTTAGAGAAAGCCGATGCTATAAATGTACGGAATGCCCATCAATTACGCTATACAATAAAGGATAAAATTGCCATGCGTTTTGATGAGCTTGACCAACATATGGAATGGCATAATTGGGATAAAGATTATCGGGCATGGTTTGATTTATACTACAAGTTAGAGACAGAGCCAGACTTCGCACAACGAAGAGGGGCGTTTCCAGAAATTCCACGCCAAATGTGGGAAGGCGTAGAGGCGCCGCAAGCCGAGGTAATTAAGCATTATATATTAGAAAATGTAAAAAATTATGCTGGTGGTAGAGATACATTTCTGAACAGGGTTGACAGCGTTAAGAATGAGTTTTCCCGGATCTTTGATGAGATGCGAGATGAGAAACTTATTGGCCAAAAGACATGGGAAAGGTTACAGGAGTTCAAATATATACCACAAAAGACTATTGAAGAAATACGAGATAACGCATATTTCTACAACATTGGTATGCGTAGGTCGACAGGTGATGAACTTGACCTAGTTAGCTCAGAAGCCAAATTTCTCAAAAACTTGTCCGAATACTCTAGTAAAGACCTATTCCCTGACACGGAGTATCTACTAAAAAATCACATGGCTATGCTACAACACAAGATAGCCAAGAATAAGTTCTTATTAGAGGCCGCTAAGCTAGCTGATTCTGGCACGCATCTTGATGATATGTTCAAGACACACCGACCTGGTGCTAATGATAAAAAGAAGGCCAACTTTCAGCATTATACATTTGTAGAAAATGGCAAAGAAAAGCCAATCTGGGTTGAGGGCCGAGTAGCTAATCTATTAGAAAAGCAAGATATATTTTCAGACCAGAGTAGTAGACATTGGCTTGGTTGGGCATCTGGTGCGCATGGTATAAGATTAACTGCTGTAGGAATAAATCCTATATTTGCATTGGCTACGCATACACTTGATATGCTACATACGTTTACACACCATAATGCACTTAGTAAATTTTTACCAAAAATGCTATGGGACTTTGAAGTGTATAATAAGGAGCGCGGTTTTGCGCCTTTTCTGAAAAACTTTAAGTCAGCATGGACAAAAGATAAAGTATTTAAGGATTATGTAGAAAATCATGGGACAACTGCAACATTGGTTTCTCATATAAGTAACCAAGAGTTAATACGTGGAGCTAGGCATGGTATGGTTGAAGGTCAGGTTAGCAATACTTACGCTAAAAGGTACAATAACTTTATAGAATTCTTTGGCAAGTTTGGGCACTCAATGGAGGTTGCAACTAGAATGACCGAAGTCGATATGCTTATGAGTACAGGCAAGTTTGGCAATAAAGCTGAGGCAGCAGGTGAGTCATTGCGTAGGTTGAACTACCATAGACGTGGCTATCTAATGAAGTTTATTGATACGGTTATACCTTTTGCGAACTCTGCCGCACAGATACTTGCCTCCAATACAAGTGAGCTGAAGAATATGAAAAATGCAGGCAGATCACTTGCTGTTATGGGGCAGATTACATTTGGTCTTGCAATGCATCGTGCTTTGATGGAGGAGGCATACCCAGGTTTCTATCAAGATGTACCCTGGGAGGATCGTATGCGATATTGGATTATACCTACACCTATGAGTACAGTTGATGCCGAGTCCGGTGAACATAAAAAAGTATATTTTAAGATAAAGAAGGCATATAACCCATACTTTGGATTGATGGATGCTGTTGCTACAGCCGCTATGGATAAGCATTATTATGGCATGGAGGGATTGCCACCAATTGACTATCTAACTATGGCTTATGATGCAATCAAGGTGAGTACACCCGCAGAGCTTAGAAGTATTACACCCCCTGCGGCACACGCATTAGCGTCTTTTTACAACCATGACATTGAGGGGAATGAAATATATAAAGGACCTAGAGTAGAGGCTAAGGATGAGATAAACACAAAGCTGACTGGTGGCCGTCAAACCCATGGTGCTCTTATACAGTTAGGTGAGCTAACAGGATTAAGTCCTGCAAGATCACAACAGGCAGCTAGTTCATTCTTTGCCGCAAACCCTTTGTCGTACTTTCTAGGTGTTCCCTTTGAAATGCCGGCAGAGACTCAGCAGAGTTTGCTTGATAATACAATAAAGTTTGCTGGCAGCCGAAGGTTTATGGGTACGACTAGACCAGGTTGGAGGGACTGGAAAATAGGAGAAAAGTATAGTAAGGAGGCTGGTAGCATAGAAAGAAAAAACTTGACAAGTCAAATCGAAGGAGCTATACTCAGGTATCATGCAAGTCAAATAACGCCTCGGCAGATGCAGCGGGAATTAGTATCTCTTACAAAAGGAGATAAAGAGAGCCAGCTAAAGGCCCTTAATAGATCGAATCAAGAGATTAAAAGCCGCATATATTTACATAAACTTATCAAGGATCATGGTGAGGCTGAGACATATGATAATATACCTACACACATATGGTGGTCTATGCTTAAAATGGTTCCGAGGGGGAAACAGCAGGCTAATATGTATTATGATGAGTGGTTACAATTGGATCCAGATTGGCGTAGAAGGTTAGACAAGCTAGCGGTTACAAGAGGGTACAAGGATCCTTTCTTTCTTAGAGAACTTAAAAAACTAAAGCGTAAAGGAGATAGCCTATGAGTGCTATGACTAATTATCTCGAGGGTGCTTTGATCGATCACCTATTTCGAGCAACACAATATTCACACAGTAGTCCGGCAGAATGGCATGTTGGATTGTTAACCGCGGCGCACGGGGAGGATGGTTCAGGTGGTACTGAACTGTCAGGAAATAATTATGCTCGCGTTGCTGTTACACGGGGTACAAGTACGTGGACCAAGGAAGTAGTTGGTAATGACTATAGTGTTAAGAATACCAGCACAGTGACATTCAATGCGCCTAGTGGTCCTTGGGGTGTTATAACACACATTGGCATATGGGATGCAACTACTGGAGGCACCCTTATATTGGAGGCAGCTTTACAGTATAGCAAGAATATTAATCAGGGTGACCCTGCGCCGAAGTTTAATGCAGGTGATTTGAAATTCACATTTAACTAGGCAGAACATGGCTATTCCTAATCCCCAGGTTGCGGCTACGTCAGTTGCTGACCAGCGCCTTGATATTGATGGCAGTACATGGCAACTAAATAGTATTACAGACGAGTCGGTTATTCTCTATGATTTAGCCGCGGCAAGTACTACCGGTTATAAGGTAGGGTATCTTGCTGAACGCCCTGCTACTGCAAACTTTACTGGAGGTAATGCAGCACCGGCAGTTTCAGGCAAGACTCTTGTGGTTGGCTTAAGCAATATAGATGGCGCTTCTAAGTTCCATGTAGATTATGATAGAGCCTTCATTGTTTTCCATAACTCAGTTGCCAGTCCAGTTAGTGTTACATATAGTGGGATGGGGTCCATTCAGCGTGCTAAAGACATTAACGAATCTCTGCTGGCTAATGAATGGGCTGTTAAGACCAGCGGAACAGTTACCGGCACGTCGGAGTATAGTGCTAAGTATCATGCTACGAATACATCTACTAATTATACCAACTTTCGTAATGATTATCTTGGTGACTATGCAAACGACACAGCAGCGAATGCAGGTGGTGCTACTGTATCAGTTGGCTCGCTGTATTTTAATACAACGACTAGCAAGCTAAAGGTTTGCACAGATGCATCGGGTACTCCTGTTTGGGCTAACGCCACGAGTGCTGTTGAAGGTGTAGCTACGATTACAGAATTTACACCGAATGGCTCAGACACACATTTTGCCTTCAGTCATGACGTAGGATTGCAGATAGTGTGGCTTAATGGAGTACGACTGGTTCAAGGGTCTGACTACCTCTCTGTAAATAGTGATAGTTCAACCAGCAATATGACAAGTGGTACAGCCACGCATCTTTACTTTGCGACACCTCCTGCTAGTGGTGATGTAATGTCGGCTATGGGATTTGGTACTGTTGCAAGTACGGCTGTAGTTCCTAAGAGCGGAGGTACATTTACTGGTGCTCTTACTGGAACGGATTTAACACTGTCAGGGAATCTTACAGTTTCAGGTACGACAACTACTGTTGATACTACATTAACAGTTTCAGATGCAATGGTAATCAACAATGCCGGCTCTGATGTAGGCATTAAGGTCAACAGCACCTCTACTGGTAACATACTACAACTACAGGATAATGGTACTGATGTTCTTGTGGTAGCAGATGGTGGAGATATTTCCACAGGGACAGCTAATAAAATAAAGCAAAAAGCAGCATTTATGCAATCAAGTACACATCAAGCACTTACATTAGGATATTAAGGAGAAAATTATGGCAAACCCAAGTACAACAGGCCCATCGGGGGCAGGAACTGAGGTTCTTAGACGAGTAGCATTTGAAGGAAAAAGTAATATAACTACACCAGTTTTGACTGTAGCGGCAAATCATATTATCACAATTTTGTCTCTACTTTTAGTCAACCGACAGGATGCTAATGTTACATTTGATATATTTACTTTGGTAGATGGTAGTGGAAGTTTTTATATACAATCTGCTCAAACTATAGCTTCACATGACTGTTTTGTGTGGAATGATAAGCTAGTAATTACAGAAACAGATATTCTAAAAGTCTATTGTACTTCTACAAGTCACGACATATATTGTTCTTACATTGACCAAGAATTTGCATAGGAGAAATCATGAGCGGAATAGTTAATTCGGCAGGCAGTCGTTCTGGTGTCATCGGCAGTACAGAAATTCCTGGTGGTTATGAGGAAGGTGTTCATGTAGCAACCATCACTCCGTCAACAAGTGGAACCGTCACAATGGAAGGAAACTACGAAAGGTTAAGTTACACTAAAATCGGCAGACAGGTAACTGTTACTGGGCAGTTAATTGTGTCTGGAGTTTCATCACCTGTTGGGTATTTTAAGATTTCATTACCTTTTGTGATCGGTAGTTCTACTAATGGTGGTGAGTTGAGGGGTTGCGGATCTCTGACGCTTGCGGATGTTGCCTCTGCAGATTCGGGGGGTTTTGTCTCAAGAACAAACGAATCGACATCATATTTAATGGTTTATCTAGGTGATGGCACAACCTATCAGTCCGACTCAGCAGAACAACTAGCCGCGAACTCAGTTGTGTACCTCACATTCACGTATTTCACGACATAAGGGAGTTTATGGAACTAAACAAAATCGAAATAGCCACAGACTACAAACATCTTCAGATTCGGGAGATTATACAAGTCCCAAGAGTGGATGAAGATGGTAATCCTGTCTTAAATGATGATGGCAATCCTATTATTGACTCAGGTGGATACCACCGCAGGGTGCTGACGCCAGATATGGATGTATCTGGAGAAACTCAAACTATTCAACGTGGTACTGATGAGAATGGTGATCCTATTTTGAAAACAGTTAAGGAAATTGCAGAAGAGTTATGGACTGATGAAGTTAAAGCAAACTACACCAAATTCCTTAAGGATAAAGAGAACGCATGATGCAACTAACAACCGAACAGTGTGATGCTCAAATCGCACAGATACAACAGCAGATCCCTGAGCTACAAGCACAGCTTCAACGGTTGCTAGGGTATAAGCAAGCCTTGACTGAAATGCAGGAAGATCAACAACCAGTAGAAGAAGAAACAAATGACTAGAGCAAGAGATTTAGCCAGTGGAAGTGGTATAGAAGCTGGTGAAGTAGTACCCCACATCATCCCCGGTGTTCTGTATCCTGCTGTTGGTGGAAAAGGTATTGATGGTTCTACTACAGTAACCAGTTTCGGGACTGACTTTCCGATTTCTGGTTATGCAACCCTGAAGTACTACTACACCGACATCAAGGGCAGTAAACCCATTCGTGACCCTAGAATCGGGGCACACTTTGGTAGTCAGAGGCACAAGTTTAAGAGCATACAACAGCTAGAGCAGGAGACTGCAACTCACGGGGAAAATGTTTACAGTGTAGATGGTAGAGAGTGGATGAGAGCAGTAGGGAATTTTGTGGTTAATTACGACACAATAGGAAATTACATAGAACCTCCGTCTGGGACTGCTGGTTATATAGAAATTGTTGGGTATTTTAGTGATGCGAATGCAATTTCCCACACTGAGGCTAATAGAACCTATCGATATACGATTGATGGAGGGACGGAAGATACTACGGATTTTGGGTCAGCAAGTGTCCAAACTCCGTTAAGGACAAGATATGTAGATTCTGGTGCTGTCATAAATTTAGGTTTAGGTGCGACATTAGGAATCCACACTTTAAAGATTAGAGATAGTGGTTCTGCTACACCGCTTTTCCACGGCATCGAACTAATCGCCCACGACACTTCAAATGTAAATGAGATTAAAATCCCTAAACAGAATGTAGTCTCATACGGCAAAAAGTTTGAAGTAGGTTCTGACACACTTGGTGATGCAGTACACCCACACTACAATCCCTTTGCACAAGATCAAGCAGGGACAGATGTTGATATAGATGATAATACCTCACACGGTTCAGTTGCTACAGGATGGGCAGGAACAGGGTCGGGGTATTTTGATGACACTCTGGATACTGCAACCTCTTTAGGTCTATCTGCATGGGTACAAAATTCAAAGTATTACAGACCAGTAAACGGAGGTAGAGTTGTCAGGTGGGTTGATTCATCTGGGAGCATTAAGACTTCAGTAAATATGATGCCTCCTGCTGGAACTTCTATAGGTGCATCGTCAGATACAAACACTCCAGAAGCTAACGACTGGACTACTGACTATCAGCCATTATTCAGTTCAACCACAATAGACCACTCAATAGCAGAGGTTGCAAAGACATTCCATTGGAGAGAGTTTGGGAATGGTGCGGCCAATCAAGGGAGTGATACAAGCGGGACTCTCCAAGATGCAAGTATGCTTAATACCGCAGATGATATTGCTTACTGTATGGATGATGGACTTACAAGTTTATCTGGTGATAATGTTTATACTTCTACTCATCTCTTTATACATAGTGCTGATGCAAGTGTTTTTTATATTACGTTTATAGGAACAGGAGTTGGTATTACAGTATCGAGCAATGGTAGTACTACTGATGAGTACGATAAATTTATTGATGGTGTTCAAATTAGAGATGGAGCTTACGCAAGAACTTCTGGTGTTACTACCCAAGAAACACTAGCACAGAATCTTCCCTATGGTACTCATATTCTAAAACTTGAAAGAACTTCCGCACAAGTATGGAACGAGTTATATACTGAAGTCACCTTCCACCAACCCAAACGCCCACCTATCCCTGAAGATGCGTGTGTGATCGCAGACTATATGCTGATGGCAGACTGGGTTGCTTCAACTGGAGATCAATACACAATATCAAAAGGTGCGAGGTATCAATCGTGTAGTAGGGACATGTTTTATGATAATGGCACAAACATGTCTTTTCTGTTTTCTCAAGGGGTAGGAGACACGTTAGGTTGGAAAAATTATTGTAGCGAAGATATTACTTCTGGCACAGCAACAACTAAACTTCCTTATTTTGGGACTCATTTTTCTACAAAATTTTACGCTTCATACGATGGAACTGTAACCTCTGGTTCAGATGGTGCACAAAGTGTTACTTCTAGTGACCAAGGTAGTGGCTATAGTGCCAGACAGAATCATACTTATGCGACTCTTGGAGCAAATACTTTTAAGTCTGTAGTTACTAGTGGTTATTGGCATTTTAATGACATGGAAGTCCACACCCCAATCCACACCAGTTCCCACTACCAGAGCTTCGAAACACCCTTCCTGCATGAGCTAGTAGGAGGTGATCGGAATATGGAGCAGACTAATCTAATCGTCACACCAGACGGCAAGACTTGGGATGAGGTGACTAGGGATGTGAGTTATATTGGGAATTTATCATTTCTTGCAAATTCAGATACTGGAGAAAGTTCGACAAATCCAGTGATTTTCGATGAATATAGAGGTGTTGATAGTGAGCAAACTTATTGCAATAAAGATTTTGCAATCGCTTATGATCGACAAATTTGTTTAAGAGCAGGGCTTTACCAAATTACAGTGGGCACAACTAATCACACAGCAGATTCGGGTGGGGATACTGGTTCTATATACTTAAATGGTCTTTTAGTCGCATGGGGTATGACAACGACTTCAGGTTCTTCTAAATCAACTAATGTGGTTCCTTTACAACTTCAAAGGGGTGATTACCTGCAAGTAAAGGGTAGATGGAGAGGACACCTTGACTATAATCAATACAATATAATCAGACTAAGTAACTAAATATGTTCATCGCAACCAAAGACACAAAAGTAATCGCTATTCACGAAACAGAATGGCAGTGCAGAAGAAGGGCTAAAGGCTTAGACAAATCCGCTTACTGGACTTGGCTTGCTACTGTAACTTCTGAAGACGAAAACGGAACTAAGTCTTACGACTATTCTGGTGAAGATTACGAGATTGTAGAGACAGATGCACCACTTAGTTATGAAACTAAAGACTCTGAAGGTAACGACATTATAGTTACTTTTAATGAAAGTGGTCACATACACTCAGACTTAGATGGGATGCACTACCACCTCAAGTGGGACGGGTCAAAGATTATCAAGGATGATGATGCCCTGAGTGCTTGTCAGACTGCGGAGAAGTGGAAAAGTATACGCTTAAAGCGTAATAGGTTTTTAGCAGAGACAGACTATCTGGCAATGAAGGATCAACCTAAAATGTCCAACGACATGCAAATCTACAGGAAGAAACTACGGGATCTCCCGCAGGATAATAGTGATCCTAATGATATAACTTGGCCGAGTAAACCTAAATAGATGATGGCTTATAGGTATTATAATCAAAACAATCCTACTCGTGCCAATAGTTATCTTATGCTATTGGACGGTGCAGAGTGCTGTAACTTATTTCAAGACGGAAGACTTGCAGTGCATGGCTTTGAACATCTACCACGAGGCTCGGAATGAAAGCACTGCTGGCAGGGTTGCAGTTGGTCAAGTTACTCTTAACAGGGTCTACTCCGACCGATTCCCAGACACAGTATGTGAAGTCGTTACCCAAGGAGTATATAAAGGAGGATACCCTGCTAGGGATCGGTGCCAGTTTAGTTGGTATTGTGATGGCCTTAGTGACAATCCTTACGATCTTCGTGCTTACAATAAGTCTGTGGAGATTGCTCAGTGGTTACTGGTAACGCAGAGGTGGTTGCCAGATTTTACAGATGGTAGTTTGTTCTATCATGCAGATTATGTAACTCCTAAGTGGAGTAAAATAAAGCATAGGACATTACAGATTGACCAGCATATATTTTACAAATGAACCCAGCAGACTACATTTATGCAACAGGTAATACACATCCGGAGCTTATGGAAGTTGACAGTTTAATGCAATTAATAGAGAGAATTGGTCTACCAGCGGTGATCATCGGTGCTACATTTTTCTACATTTACAAGACAGCCCAGTCACACCGTGATGAAGTTAAGAGTTGGCAGGAGAAAGACACTGTTGCTGACTCAAGACTCATTGATGTAATTAATCTTAGTAACACTAGGAACGAGAATTTTCAACAGGCTCTTAATGAGCAGACTATGGCAATCAAAGAACTCTGTGGAGAGATCAGAGGCATGAAACCAGGCAGGAGATAAGATGGCTAAAGAGACTACGGTAACGACTGTAACTAAACCAGATATTCCGAAACCTATCAAGCCTTCAATGTCGGTGAATGAGCGGATACAAGTAAGTAGGTTTATTGCTCGGTTTATCATCGGCTTATTTGCTCTCGCCACATTCTTATACATTGTTCACGTTATGTTAGGCAGTGCAGAAGAGCTACCAACTAGTTCTAAGGATCTGCTTAACATACTTATCGGAGCATTCATTCCGATACTAGCTGGTATTGCCAAGTTCTACTTTGAGTCTGGTGGTGATCTACACCAAGAGGCAGAGAAGAACCCAATACCTCCTCACCCTGAGAAGGAGAGTGCTGATGTTTAGTTGGCTTAAAGAGTTCTTTTTAACTAATATGGAAACAGTAAGAAAGGAAAAGATGATACCACCAGTCTTGATGACAATGGCAGCGAACTTTATCTTGGACATGGTAAAGGACAAGGCAACAAAAACTGTAATGGCAGATGTAGAGAAAGCTTTAAGTGAGGCACCTAGGGAGCTAGTCGAGGCTTTTGACAAGGCGGTCGATGAGGATACTACGCATGGTCATAAATCACTACTTGACTTGATTAAGTAATGTCCTTACAATACGGTGCTAGTAGTAGTTGTTTCTATAATGCCAGTGCTACAACATCTAACCTCTCTAGCCTAATAGGCGAATCTAGCATCTTTGTAGCGAGTACAGGTGGGCAGTTAGTTGTTACGTTTGGTAACTTTAACTTAGCGACAGAAATAACTTTTGCAAATGATGGAAGTGTGGCTATTGCGGGGGCTACTGCAAACAATCTCACTACCGAAATTAATTTTGTCTCTACGGCTAATACAGTTACAGCAGATCCTTTCTGCCTGCTTGTGCTACCTATTACATTAAGCCTGGGTGAAAAAATAGTAAAAGATGTGAGTTCTACACTATCCATAATTGATTCTACAGATATTGTAGAAGCTAGAACGCCTATTACAGAGGTAATATAATGGCAACAAGAACTATATATCAAGGGCGCGACTCTAACTTGCGCTATCAATTATTGAATGATGGTACTGCGCAGGACTTAACTAACCTGAGTAAGATTGAGCTGGTGTTTAGCAGTGCATTCAAGTTGACAGGTACAGTAGGTACAGTTGAACCATTGGATTTTTCAACTAGAAAGAATGAACTGATCTTGAATCTGGCAAACCAGTCGCTGACTAATGGCTCGTACCCTAGTGTGAAGGTCATAATATATGACTCTGAGAATAATAACGGATTGATTTGGGGTACTATCTCTTTGGTTATTAAAAGTAATCCCTATGCATAAATCTACGATCTTCGATCTGCGAACTTGTTATGATTAAACTGTCAGCCAATTTTAATCTAAAAGAGCTAACTGCTTCTACAACGGCGGCACGCCTAGGATTGAAAAACGATCCTACGGAGGAGCAGTTAGTTGCTTTGACGGCAATAACTAATAGAATACTACAACCTGTTAGAGACAGGTTTGGTATTGTGACTGTAAAATCTGGCCTACGAGGTGAGAAAGTAAACAAGGCAGTAGGTGGGAGTAAGAAGAGCCAGCACTGCAAAGGCGAGGCGATAGATTTTGAGTGTTACTCTGTGAGTAACTGGGAGTTAGCCAAGTGGATTGCAGAGAACCTTGAGTTTGATCAGCTGATCCTGGAGTTCTATAAGAAGGGTGACCCGCATAGTGGCTGGGTCCATTGTAGCTATAATAGGCTAGGTAGTAACCGAAGTGTACAACTGACTGCTATGAAGATAGGCCGGGGCGTTAAGTATGAGAACGGGCTTATCCGTTAAAGGTTATAGTACGAGTCTCAAGACTGTAGGTTACAAATCCTGAGGCACGCATGCCGTCGAGTGCTTCGTTGAACTCACGCCAAGTGCAGTGTTTATAGAAGTTTTTATACATAGCGTCTCGGTTTATCTTGCCCTTCTTGCCGATGTATTGAATCATTTCGTAGATTAGTTGTCCTTGGTCAGATCGTCCGAGGCCCCCGAATACATCTGTCATTTGTTTCTCGGTATTCTCTAGTATAGTTAAAGCTTGAGACCATGTCTCTGGTGTAATCTGTCTGCTGTCACCGTTTGATGCCTGCAGGGCTATGCACATCTTGCGTAGGTGTGTTGATCGTCTTTCACAATATGCACGGAAGTTTGGATCATCTATTGGGTACTCACCCGCATCCATATTCTTTGACTGATCTAGGTACCAATTTTTATAAATCTCTGATGCTTCTGTAGTGAAAGAATACTCACCTTGGTATAGTGCTATAAGCTTCAGATCATGCACTAGCGCACGTTTTAAATGCTCTTGATCTTTTGTGATAGTCGGGAGTGCTATATGCTTTGCTTTGTTTGTCTCAACTACAAAGATACATCGAGAGGTAAAGCCTCCGCCGATTGCTTGTACAGGGAGCATGGAAGACATCCAGTCGGGTGCGCTTGCCGCAAGTATGTTGAGGCACATGCCTATGATTGGATCTTCACTTCGCTTGATTGTCTCGTAGGTCCAGGAGTCATGTGAGTCCCAGAAATCTGTCATGTAGGCCAAGTACTGAAAGTTTTGGTTGGCACCAAGCAATGTAGACAGCTCTTTTGAGAAGCAGGTTAGCGAGCTATGTGGTCGTACTAGCCCTTGTGGATCTATGTAAGTTGTCGTGGCATTAACCATCTTGGTAATGAGTGCCTGAGGTGTGATCGACTCACTGACGGTTACTAAATCTAATTCCTTGAAGATGTTTTGCCCTATGTTGATAGCTAGACTCTTGCGTGTGCGCCCGGCTGACCCTACTAAAACAACATACATATTGGGGTAGATTGTCTCAAGGCCCCAGGTCATGTAGCACTTGCGTTGCAGTGCGCCTGCGATGCATGACAGTGCTGTCCATACATGATAAGATGTTGGGCTCTCGGTGTTGTCTACATATTTTAGATAAGCGTCTAGCCATGATGCATTCTTAATTATCCGGGACATAGTTTTTTCTATTGTTGGCTCCTCGCATACATCCGCACGACTTTGTATGACCTTGACGCAATGCGTCTTCTCGGACTATGGTATGATTGCCGCAGGAACATCTGCACAAGTAATGTTTTCTGGAATTAATGTCTGTCTCTACATGCTCTAAAACTATTAGCCGGCTATATTGCGACTTCAGTAGTTCGGTAGATTTCGTCATCTTTACGGAGTTTGCTTAATTTTTCAACATCTTCTTGCACGTTGGTAAAAGTAGTATCATACATCTTGGCGGCGTCAAAGCCAACTTTGATGTCAGTATATACATAGAACATACGTTCTATGTTGTCGCCTACGGCTCTTAGCTTAGGTTCCATGGCATCCATAGCCTGATAGCAGAAGATTTCTAAGCCAGATAGATCGTCATAAGGGTACTGGAAGAGTAAGCTATCGTGGACCTGGGATAGTATCTCGGCTCGGTGATCAAGTTCATAGATTTTTGCCATGGCTTGATTAACTATCCAGACTGAGATACTCTGAGGAAGGTGTGCTACGGCATCCTTCAATAGCTTGTCGTCAACGATGCCGAGAAATTTGCGTGGTTGCCCTATAATGTTTGTTACAGTTCGGTCTTTTGTTAGCTGTGCGCGGATCTCTTCCCACCATTCAGGCAATCTACTGTATGCAGAGAGGTAGAGTGCGCGGGCACGCTCGGCCTCGTCAAGTGTCAGTCCCGATTCCATACTGAATCGATTAGCACCCATCATATAGTTCAGAGCGTGGTTGGACTTCTTGCCTACTTGTCTGCATGACATAGTGCGAGGCACAAATGCTTGATGAGTTTGTACGAAGTCTAGGAATGGAGTACCTTCGACAAGTAGAAGCTCACGGGTTCGTTTGATCTCTTCTGGATTGGTTGTCTTGGCTATGGCTTTGTCTTCGGCCTTGATAACATGTTCGGGTAGGCCGGTTATCAGTTTGGCAGTTGAGATGTGTGGGTCTTTCTGCTCTGACAAAATATTTATCATGTTTTTGTCACCGGATAAGTATGCTGTAATGACCCACTCAGACTGGCGCTTGTCCATCTCGATAAAGATTTTGCCCTGGTCTGGCACCATGAAGGAGCGGAATTCAAGCGGCAGATTTTGGTGGTTCATGCCGGTACCAAAGACTGTCTTTGAGCTTGATAGTCTGCCGGTCTTAGTACCTCGTGGATTGTATGAGCATCGGAATCGTTTGTCGGGATCAAACTTTATCTGTAAGTATGTTCCGGAATATTTGGCACGTTGCCGTAGCTGTTGTATAAGCTGGGCTGAGTATAAGCCTGGCCGTGCTTGGGTTCCCTTGGCTAGCCTTGTCAACGCATCGTCATCGAGTGTAGGTTTTCCGCCTTTTAGATAAGGCTTGACCTTTAGTATGTTGTAGAAATAATTCATGCATTGCTTAGGTGAGTTGAAGTTCAAAGTTAGGAGTGGATCCTCTGACTCTTCTTGTACTACACCCTGTAGTGAGGCGTCGATGTCATGTATCTCGTTGTCAATGGTTTGCCGTACGTTTGCAAGCTCGTCATGGTTAATAGCAATGCCCCGAGACATCATAAAGATTAGTGCTGGATATGTATTAAGAGTTGTGCGATAGATGGCATGGAAGGGGCTGTCGGGTGCTACCCATAGCTTAATCTTATTCCATACTTTGTAGGTTGTAATGCAATCTTTGCAATTGTAATTTAGAAAGCTGGTGCGGTCACCTATGCCTCCTTTCCAGTAGCCGCCCTCTTCTTTGTAGTATGGCTCGTCTGTGTGCAGAGTTGTTAGCACGCCGAGTCCTTTCGGCAGGTCTGGATAGACAATGTGATGTGCTACCATAGTGTCTTCTATGGGGCCTTGTACAAAGCAGTTGTGGCGGAAAGCTAAGAACCACATATCAAATATAAAGTTCTGGCCTATCTTAATTACTGATGGATCTTGTAAGAGGGTGGTGCATAGTTGCCAAAGTCTGATCTCTTCCTCGACTGTTCGGTTATCGAAGTTGACGCACATGGCTACGTTGGGTGAGGGCGCAAAGCCAATGCAAAAGACGGCACCGTTAAGTGTCTCTATGTCTACGGCTATAGTAGGATCGTCTGACATCTTACAATACTCTAGGAATTGTTCGACCTCGTAGACTGTAGGATTAATATGCATAGTGCGTTCGGGTGGTTGGAATCCAGTGCGGTGAGAATTGGCTTTCACCTTACGTAAGTCCCAGATGCACATTAAGCGGTCGGCTGGTACGAATGCAACTGATGTGGGAGTAAAGGTTGGCAAGACTTTCTTCTGTAACTCCTCGTTGAATGTCAGTGAGCCGCGATTAAACTTTAGCCGATGATCGCCGGTCGTCGTGGCGCAGGCAAACGGGCCCACGGGCACAATTATATTACCGGCCAGTGACTTTAGTCTGTTTGCTACTTGGTCTCGAAGCTCAGCACCGTGGTTGGAGAATGCTCCTTTTGTGTTAATCAGGCCACGGTTGTCTAGTGTATCGTGGCAATATGTTATTAAGCAGTCAGAGACTGGAATGTTGGCTTGATTGAGAAGCTGATGAAGGGCGTAGCCAGAACGACCGCCGAGCATATTACCTGAGCGTTTTACGTCTGGGTTAGGGAAGTCAAACAAAATGATGATATTGGCGCCGTCTACGCCTGCATCGAGATCATAGTTCATTTTGAGGTCGGGTATGTTAGGTTAGCTAAGAAGCGAGTTCGGAAATCGGCATTCAGATCGAAACCGATGCATGACTCAGGTGTTGGGTTACGCAAATAGTGGGCATTTATTGGAGTGCCAGAACCGGCGAATGGTATTAAAGTACGTCCGAAGGAGGGGCAAAATATTTCATGCAGTCGGAGCATCATATCAAGAGGACGTTGGACAGGATGCCAGCGTGCTGATGCTGGAACTGTATTGTATTGGAATATGTTAGGCAAACCTTTGAGTTGCAGGATAGGTTTGCCTTTCCACGCTACAAAGAATGACTCATAGCGGCGTGCTAACATGCGTTCGATGTCGCCGGCAGGCTGTGTCTCTTTGTACCAGATAGCAGGTATAGGATCGAAGGAGTCTTTGAAAGAGGCATCGAGTAGCTCATGAAACATAGTGAAGTCGCGGGTAGGGAACCATAAAATCATAAAGGAGTTGTCACGCATTAGCATACGGGAGGCCTGTATAACTTCATGCATGAATTCGGCGTATGTTCGATTGCCGTAGATTTCTAGCTTGGTAACGTCGTACTTATAGTCAAAGTTTGCATCATAGGGAGGGTCTATCTCGGCAAAATCGAACTTCTCGCAGTGCCCGGCTAGCTTGTTCATTGCTTGTATGCAGTCGGATATAAGATAGCTGTCTGCACAGGTTTTTACAAAGGCTAGGTGAGGGTCGTAGCTTTGGTTGTCCTCAGCACCTTGCTCCGCTCGGTGGGTTGCCTCGGCTTTAGCTTGCAGACGCTGGGATAACTCTGCTTCTGCCATACCTACGCATAAAGCACGGTAGGTCTTAACTGCATCGTGGAGTGACCCGATAGATTCGAGAGCAGGCACCTGTTCAACAACATTTGCTATGGATAGCTGATCGCTGACATGACCGGGAGACATAGATAATAGGTCAGCAGTTTTCTGCTGGGTCCATTGCTTATTCTCGGTCTTCATCAAATCATTGATGCGTTTGACTAGGTTAGCTTGCTCAGCCCAGGTCATTTCTTTCCTTTGGATATTCTCGATTAGTTCGACTATCCGTAGCTCGTACTCATTTTCTATCTTGAAGATAGTGGCTTCGATTGAGTCATATCCTAGTAACCTGACTGCTTCGAGGCGTCGACCTCCGGCTAGCAGATTGGATTGGGTGTCTATCGTTATGGGATTGATAAGTCCTTCAGACTTGATTGATTGGGCAAGTGATTCAACATCACCATAGTCGACACGGAACCTTTCGCCGATTTGTATTGTGTCGAGCAGAACAGTTTTGGTTTCAAGGCGTTTCATAATTGGCTTAGAATGGGATTTCGTCGGATTCTTCTTTGGCTACGTTTTGATTGTCGGTTACGTTCTCCTCACTTACTTGGTAGAAATACCTTTCGTCTGGATCCGCATCTGGGCAGTCATGCTCTGGCTGGGATAATAGCCAGCAGGATCGTTTCATCGATTTCTCGGTATTGCCCCATGATTCAGTGGTGTAGCCACATTGAGAGCATGTTACTGTTGTCTTTGGCTTGCTTGTCTCACTGTCTAATACAATTGCGGCGGTGCATTCTATCGTTATCATTTTAGTCCTTTCTCGGCAAGGAGTTTTTGTAGTACATCGGGAGGCAGGGACTCAAGCATGGCTTTAAGCTTCTCTTCCTTCTTTTTCGCATCTGTGATGGATGACACTTTGACACGCTTAGGCTGAGCGGCTTGCTCTTCTTTATAGCGTCTTTGTGCCTTGCGGTTTTCTATGATAAACTCTCGGAGTTCATCCTCTGACATTTTGGATAAGTCAGTTTTGAATTGTTCTATCTTCATTTTTCACTAGCGGTTGTTAGTGTGTATTGGCCATTTACTAGATCGTATAGGTGGGCCTTCATTTCGTCCTCTGGCACGTTTTCAAGCAGAGTCTTGATCTTGAGCAAGGACATGCGTGCGATCTGGGCTTTTATGCCATGCGGAAATTGGGCATAGAAATCGTACAGTTCTTTACGCATAGGCACGCTGATTTTATGCGTATATTGGGTGTATCTTTGGGACATGTTGGACCTATATCGAGGGCTGTTGCGGGGAAATGGATTTATTGAGACTGACATAATAGGCTAGGGAGCAATAGCGTACGGGAAAAACCTCAGAAAATCTGAAGAAAAACACCTACTAGAGCTTAGGCTACCTGGGCACCATATGCGTAAATGCCCAGGCTTATCTTATACCCCCTAAGATAAGGGAGAGGAGATTCCTAGCGTTTGCCCTAGCCTAATTATTACTCAAAAGGTATAGCGTCACCTTTGGGAGCTTTGGCACCCTCTGGGACAGGAGGAGGAGTTAGACGGTTACGATCAACACCATTGTCGTCTTGCTCAACGGAGACATACATCTCGCATTCTTGCCCGATTAAAGCACCCGGATCGAAACCTGCGGCAGTGTAAGGAACACTGAAAGCATGAAGCAGGCGCTTCAGCTCGAGTTTTCTACGGGTCTTTTGATCTGACTCCATTGTTCTTGTAGGCATCATAACGAAATGAAAAATGCCTGCCGCACTTGGCTCATCTGGCAGTTCACAGATTAGCTGGAGCATAGGATTGCCAGCTTTTGAGTTACGGAATTCAGCTTGCCCAACACGAATAATGTATTGACCGGCTGCTACTGCACTAGGTTCACTTGCATCCTCGATACCGTCGAGTTCGAGGTCATTCAGGTCGACTGATTCTACCATAATAATTATCCTATATGGAAGTTAAAAAGAAGGCAATGTTCGACTATCGAAGACTGCCATATCCAGCTTTGCCTAGCAAAGCCCCAAGACCATACTCAGTTGCTTTGTTAAAATCCGTGATCGTTCCATCTATCTCGGCATCGAGATTATGGATTGATCGACGTACCTTCACATTATAGCGATCTGGCCTGGTCAAGATTTTATGCTTTTCGCCGTCAACTTGGAATTTAAAAATGTCGGAGAAGAGCATAGGTATGCGTACTTTGAGTTGACCGGTTAACACAAGCTCATTGAAGATTTTCTTTGTCAGATCATCCTGCATCAGCATATCATGGGCAGTTATATAAACTAGCTTAGGTAGTGATGTGATCTTGCGTACGGTATTCTCAACTGTATTGAGTTGAGCGCCCCAGTCATCTTGTGCCGGTTGCTGGCCCATTCTGTTATTAAGCCATAAGACAGCATCCATAACCGCTTTGCCTAGCGATGTTAAGCTGTCAATGGCTATAACATCATACTTGGAGAAGGTTTCTTGATCGCGTAGCAGTTCATTAAAGTCTGCCACAAAATCATCGAATGCATGAGGCTTATCACCTGTTGCCGGTGTCGCACGGGCGTTCTGCTTCGTTGACAAGGAACGGGGCGCTATTTCTACAACATCAGGCAAATACAGCATATAGTCAATGTTTGGATCTCCTTTGAGGGAGTTCAAGGCATTGTCTTCAAAACAGAAGAGGAGCTTTTTGCCTGGGAGGGTTCGCAATTGTGTGGTTTTGCCACTACCAGCTGGTCCGATTGCGAGTATGCGGAGTCTATCTAGCTGGTAGTCAGAGGCACTAACTGGTTTCAATTTCTTTCGTAGCGTAAGGTTTCCATTCATCTGTAATGAAGCCTTCAGGAGCTTCATATTTCTCATTCCAGTATTGCATACTGGGCTGCGTTCTGCACAGATGGAGGTAAGAGCATTGGCTGTACTTATTAAAACAGTTATTGGTTGCTCTCGGAAACATACCTTCGGTACGACTAGATTGAAAACTATGATGCCAATAGCGTACATCATCGAGCCATTCAGCTACTAGCATATCATCATAATAGACTGGTATGCGCTTGTAGTGAAAGGATGTTTTATGTACTAGACTGGCATCTACATATACACCACCGAAGGGTTGATCTGGGAGATCACCTTGAGACTGTAGGAAACGTACAGCATACATATAACCTTCAACCTGACTATTAGGACTGAAAGATTGCACGAAATCGTTTCTGAATCCGGTGGTTTTACTGAACAAAGTGCTGGTCTTGTGTTCTAGGAGCCACATAGTACCAAGCTCATCTTCGATGACTTTGTCGATTCTACCGGAATAAAAGATTTCAGGATTTTCAGGATCTAATGGGACGCAGAAGGGCTGCTCTGTCTGGATCAATGACCAGCGATTAAGATGCTCGGCAAGCTCTTTGTAATAATAGAAGAACATTTCACGAGCTTTGGCTGGGGTGCGTGCTTTGAAGTCAGCATACTGATCCGGATCAGGGATAAGCGGCCAGCCAGCATCTGTCCATACTTGGTCAAATGCCAGGCCGGCTACTTCAGTCAAGACCTTGGCGAACTCGTCAGACTGACGCAACCTGTTCCACTCTGGGTTAGTACGACCGTGAATGGAACGTGCCTCGTAAAAGGCTTTGTAGATTGCATCTAGTCCGGAGTGCCAGGCAGACCCGAATGTAAAATATACAGGTTCGGGTCCGTCCATACGCCAATGCCTGACATAACGAAAAAAAGCTTTGCGGGGGCATTCTCGAAAAGCTGTAATCGTTGAGTTGTCAAGCGGAGGAAGCATTACTTGACCTTGATGCCGAGTGAATCAAGCATAGCGGCCAGTGCATCCTTGTCCATGCCAGCGAGAAGCTCAGTGGCTTTCTGCTCTTTGGACTTCTTAGTACGCACACCACGTTGGTCAAGTCTCCAGCCAGCCATTGTGTCATCAATAGCATCTGGAGATGTTTCAGCCCGGAGCATTTGACCGACTTTTGCTTGTATGGCAAGAGTCGCACCACGGACATATAATCCAAGGACATTGTCCTCACCAAAATTGTCAATAGCATTTTGCAATGTATCGCCAATGTCGTAGTTGACAGTATGGGAGACTTTCTCTCCGTTTACTGTTGCGTTGGTTGTAATTTCAGACATTATTATCCTTTAATGCTGAGGTTTGCATTGTAGAGAGTGCGTGCGGTATCGCTACCCCATAGACTCTCCGGTAGGGTCTTGTAAGTCTTAATAATGGCATCTTTCCAGCCTTCATTGTTAGACTCTGATACCTCTTTAAGTAGAGGATCATCAGCACGCTCAAAGATACGATCTTCAAGCGGCTTTTCAGTCGGCACTTCGCCGATAGAAAACTCTTCACTCTGCGGAGTGTATATCTCTGCCTGTTCTTCTGGCTCGGTTTCCATGTTCTCTGCGATTTCAGAGGAGATTTGCCGTATGTCAAGATTGCGTGAGAATGACGGTGCTGGTAGATTAACACTTGGCTGTGTG